CGGGGCCGCACAGATTGACTTCGACGGGCGTGGCGTGGTGGAGGTCATCGAGGACCTGCACGGCTGGCTCGAGCGGATCGACGGCGACGTGCTCACGGCTGCGGTGCTGCAGAAACAGAGCGAGCCGATGGTGGGCGACCTGTCGTTCGGGCAGGCAGCGCTCGAGGTGTTGAAGGAATGGGCCATTGGCGACTAGCACCGGACCGAACCTCACCTCGGCACGCTCCGCAGTCGAGCGGCTGATGGACGACACCTGCTTGATCCGGCGCAACGAGCAGGGCGTGCACGACGGCATCCTCGACCCGCAGACCGGCAAGGTGGTGGAACCGGCTGCGCCGACCGTCGTCTACACCGGGCGTTGCAAGATCAAGCATCGTGGCGAAGGCGAGCGGCAGTCGATGTATGAGATCGGCTACCCGATCGGTGGCGCTGCACCGGCCGAGGGCGACGAGGTCACCATCACCTCGGCTCGGCGGGACCCGAAGCTGGTCAACCTGCGGCTGCGCATCTACGAGGTGGTGCGGGGCACGTTCGCCATCCAGCACAAGGTGTTCGCCATCGTGGACCCGGTCTGATGGACGGTTTCGGCGTCAGGGTGCTCGGGGCTAAGGAGCTCAAGAAGCACTGGGCCACCCGTGCGGTGGCGGTGCAGCCGATGATCAACCGACAGGCGATCCACTGGGGACAGATCCTCGAGACTCGCATCAAGGCTAGCGCCAGCGGCCGACCTGGGCCGAACGCACCGACCGGCGACTACCGGCGCTCGTGGAACACGCAGACCACAATGGCGGGCGATCAGGTGGTGGTGGATGTCGGCACCAACAAGCCGCAGGGCCGTCGCCTCGAGTTCGGGTTCTATGGCGCTGATTCGCTCGGGCGTGTCTACAATCAGCCACCGTTCCCACACGTCGAGGTCAACATCGATCCCGTGACCGACGGGTTTGTCCACTCGGTCGAAGCTGAGGTGGCGAAGCTGTGAGCACAGTTGACCGGCAGCCGATCACCGATTGGTTCATGCGGCTCCTCGAGGCGGGTACGGGTCGACCGGTGGTGCGGGCCGACGAGGTGCCGAGCTCGCCCGATTACCCGTTCTCGGTGGTGCACCCGATCGAGGGCGGTTCATTCTCCGGTTCGCCGCTGTACGCACCCGATGCTGACGCTGACTTCGTCTACCAGGTGGATGCGGTCGGCGTACGACAGGATTCGGCCGAATGGCTGGCCGACACCACCCGGCGCACAGTCCTGGCCCGGCATGACCATCGCCACCAGGTGAACGTGGAGCTCCCACAGGGCTACCGGATCGCTAGCCGTGAGCCGTACGTCGGGCCGGGCGGACCGATCGCTGGCGAGTCGAGTACTGATGGCAAACAGGCGTCGGTGGTAAGCTGGCCGGAGCGTTACCTCATCCGAGTAGTGGGAGCCTGAGCGTGGCCAAGAAGACTGAGGACCCAGACGAGCTCGTCGCCATCGTCCACAAGGATCATGACGGCATCGGCCGATCAACCCGGCGGCAGCTCGACGGGGTCTGGAAGTCGAAGGGCTGGCGCTTGGCAACCAAGGCAGAGGTGAGTGGCGCAGAGGTCGAGCCAAATCCGGACTCGACACCGCAGATCGGGCCGGAGACTCCGCTCGACGAGGGCAACGAGAAGGTAGCCCAAGCCGGTAAGTAGTATCCGATCCACCTAAGGCACCGAACCCCCTCCAACCCATCCGGCCTTAGGAGCCTCCTGTTATGGCTAAGTTCTACCGTCGTGGTATCTCCGAGATCCACTTCGCTCCGGCAGTCACCGATCTCGCTGCGCCGTCACGGCCACAGATCACGGCGGGCGTCGAGCTCTCGCCGGGCGTCGCTGCGATCGCTGGTTTCCAGCTCTCCAACGCACCGATCCCGGTCCCGAACCTCAAGGACCAGTTCACGCCGCAGATCGACGGCGAGGACACGATCGCTGACTCGACGCTGACCTTCAACGACGACGTGGACGACGACGAGATCCGCACCACGCTCGCCAAGGGCACCACCGGGTTCCTCATCCTCATGCCGTACGGCGACGTGGCGGCAGCCCGCTGCGAGGTGTGGCCGGTCAAGGTGTCCGGTTTCAACGACACCTGGGACCTCGGCGCCACTCCGGCGCAGGCGGTGGCCGGGTTCGTGGTCACGGGCGTGCCCGAGCAGAACGCCGTCGTTCCGGCCCCGTAGCCGCAACTACGCTGGCCGAGCTGCCAGTCGAGCGGGCGAGGGAGTGGGACCCTCGCCCGTTCCTGGTGGCAAATACTCATGCCTGCTATCGTGGTCGATAGGTATCCGGGGCTTACGGTCCGGCCATCTCCTGGGTTTTCCCGCTTCGCCTCGGGGGACACTATAACCAGGAGGCAAGGTCTGGCCAGGAAGGTGCGCTATGGCCACCCGAACCCCGAAGACACAGACCAAGCCGGTCACGAAGCTGCAGCGCCCGGCGACGCTCGATCACCTCAAGGCCAAGGGCCGAGCGGTCGAGGTCGTGCAGGTGCGACTCGACGCCGAGGCGACTCGCCTCTACGAGAAGCTGACCAGCGAGATCGAGGCGGCGCAGGTGCTGGGCGGCGAACCAGCAGCCGAGCTGCTCGACGCTCGGACTGCGGCCGAGGCCGAGATGGAGGAGGCCACGGTCGAGATCCGGCTGCAGTCGATCGGTCGCAAGGCGTACGACGCTCTGGTGGAACAGCACAAGGCCACGCCGGAGCAGAACATCGAGCACCGGCAGGAGCAGGCGCAGGAGCTCATGAAGCAGAAGGGGCTCAGCCTGGACAAGGCGATGGAGCTCACGGCCGACGCTCCCTACAACGCCGAGACGTTCCCCATCGCCCTGATCGCTGCATGCGCCGTCGAGCCCGAGCTCGCCGAGGAAGACGTGCAGGAGTTCTGGGAGGACTGGAACCTGAACGAGTTCCTGCAGCTCTGGATGGCTGCGGTGCGGGTGCACAACACCTCGAAGGTCGGGTACTGGGGAAAAGCCTCTGGGTGAACGAGCGGCTGCATGCGGAGCTCGACTACTGCGTGCCGCTGGGGATCCCTCATTCCCGGTTCCTCGCCTGGGACGAAGACGACCAAGACAAGGCGCTGGCCTATCAAGCCGAGATGCGCACCGTGTGCCCCTCGTGTGGCACCCGTGAGGCCGACTGGGAGCGGGACCCTGACGCCTATGTCGGTGACCTGCGCTTCTGTGAGGGCTGCGCCCGGCAGGAGCGGGAGCTCGAGAACAAGCCGGACGACGCCAAGGGCCTGCACCCCCGGCTCGTCACCCTCGAATACGCCAAGCAACGAGCGCTCGAGCTCGCCGAGCGTGAGAAGGTGAACGCCTGATGGCCGGACGCAACATCAACGTCCTGCTCACCGGCAACGCCACCTCCCTGCGCTCCACCCTGGTCGCCGCCGGTCGGGACGTCGAGCAGTTCGAGAAGAAGGCTGAGGGCCTGGGCAAGTCGGGCAGCCGGTCGATGCAGTTGTGGTCGGCTGCTGCCAAGGCGGGCGGGCTCATCGTCGCCGCTGCGCTCACCTACGCAGTCTTCAAGGCTGCGGAGTTCGAGACGCAGATGCGGAACGTGAACTCGATCTCCAAGCTGAGCGAGGGCGCACTCGCTGCACTCGGCGATCAAGTCATAACGCTGTCCACGCAGCTACCGCAATCGGCAGCCGAGCTCGCCGCCGGTCTGTACGACATCGCCTCGTCGGGATTCCAGGGCGCAGACGGTTTGAAGATCCTCAAGGCTGCAGCGGTCGCTGCGTCGGCAGGCATGACCGATACGGCCACCTCCTCCAAGGCGGTGGTGGCGGTCATCAACGCTTATGGCCTGGCTGCCGAGGATGCTGCTCACGTCAGCAATGTGCTGTTCCAGGGCGTGAACGTCGGCGTTATGACGTTCGAGGAGCTCGCCGGTACGGTGGGCGACTTCGTGGGCACGGCTGCCGCTGCGCACGTCGGGATCGAGTCGGCGACGGCTGCGCTGGCCACGATGACCCTGTCGGGCATCTCGGCTGCCGAAGCGGGCACGAGCCTCAACCGGGTGCTGCAGTCGATTATCGACCCGAGCGACGCACTGGCGGCGCAGTACAAGGTCTTGGGCTACGAGTCCGGCTCCGCTGCTCTCAAGCAGAAGGGGCTCGAGGGCGTGATGGAGGACCTGCGCAAGACGTCGCAGGGCAACATCGACGTGCTGCTCAAGTGGTTCCCCGAGATCCGTGCTGCCCGTGGTGCGCTGGCGCTGATGGCCAACGAGGGCCGCAACTACGCTCGAGCCAGCGAGGCCATGAAGGAGGCCGACGACAAGGGTGGCGCTGCTCGGCAGGCGATGA